GTTGGTTCTGGCGGTGGCGGTCAAGCAGCGTCAGACGGAACAGCAAATACTGGTAATGCTGGCGGTGCTTCAGGTAACAATGTTAATGGTGGCGCTGGTGGCTCAGGCGTTGTTATTCTTAGTTATCCATCTACTTACACAATTACTGTTGGAGTAGGGTTAACTGGATCAACGGCAACAGTTGGTTCTTCTAAGGTCACAACAATCACAGCTGGCTCAGGAAATGTGAGTTGGGCATAATGGCACATTACGCATTCTTAAATGATTCCAATATTGTCACAGAAGTTATTGTAGGCATTGATGAAAACGAACTAATCGAAGGCTTAGACCCTGAAACTTGGTACGGCAATCTGCGAGGACAGAAGTGCGTTCGTACTTCTTACCATGCCAATATCCGCTATAACTACGCTGGTATTGGCTACACCTATGATCCAATAGACGATGCGTTCATAGCTCCAATTCCGTGCAAGCATGACTCGCTTATTCTTACGAGCAATAAACAATGGGACTGCTCAGAGTGCGACGCAATCGCTAAGGAATCTATAAAATGATGTACCCAATAGGCACGGCAGCTCACGCGATTGAAATCGCTAAGGCTGAGATAGGCACAGTTGAGGTGCCAGATAACCTCACTAAATACGGTGAGTTCACAAAAGCTAATGGCCTGCCGTGGTGCGGCTCCTTTTGCAACTGGGTACTAGCTCAGGCAGGGGTAAAAGTTCATTCCGTAGTAGCTACCGCCATCGGCGCTCATAAGTTTAAGGATCTCAACGCCTGGACTACGACTCCAGCATTGGGAGATTTAGCCTTCATGGACTTTCCTCACGATGGCGTTGACCAAATATCTCACGTAGGCATAGTCGTAGGCATTAACGGTAAGAGCGTCAACACCATTGAAGGCAATACCTCTGGCACTGGCAGTCAACGTAATGGCGGCATGGTCATGGCTAAGACTCGGACCATCGGCGTGGAGGTTGTCGGGTTTGGCCGTCCTAAGTACGTGCCATATACAGGCGAATACCCAATCGTCGAAATTTTAGGGGCTAAGAAACTGGAGAAAACAAAATGAATAAAGCACTACTAGCAAGTTGGGGACGTTCATTCCTAGCAGCTGTATTAACTCTAGTGATGGCAGGCCATGTCGATCCTAAGACTCTGGCTATGGGCGGCGCTGCTGCTGTCATTCCTGTAATCCTTCGTTGGTTAAATCCTAACGATGCAAGCTTCGGCATTCAGGGGAAGTAATGTCGCAGCAGATGTTAGTAGCAGGGGTAGCCATCGCTACCCTAGCTACTGCATTTGCGGGCGCAGTTCGCTTTCTTGTAAAGCATTATTTAAGTGAACTCAAAGCCGATGGTAACGGAGGCCATAATCTCAGGGGCCGAGTGGATCGCATTGAACTTCGAGTCGATGAGATTTATCGACTGCTATTGGAGCGGCACGGCTGAAGGCTTACCCGTCGTAAACCTTTGAACCGCCTCAATCTGATTACTCAGGCGTATCTCACTTAACCCGCGCATATCGAGGTTAGGTGCATCGACGCTGGCGTTGAGCCAATGTTTATTCTCATTCCATAGGTTGCGAGCCGTAGTCGCTTCGTCTACAAAGAGCTGCATATCGCGTCCTCTTAGCTTGAGCGTAAATTCAACCCGTTGCCTGTGAGCGTTTTCGTACACGTAGTCGGTAGAGACAATAAGCAGGTCTCCGGGATTCACCACACGATCATCAAAGCCATAGCCATACAGCTCTAATTTGCCCTGCATGGTCGCGGTGCTGGTCACGCTGGTAAAGCCGTGAGGTTGTAATTTGGGGGAAGTCATACATAATCCTTTCAAGCGACCCGCGTGTCGTCTATTGAAAGTGTCAGGCTCTCCCCTTACACTTTTGCGAAACCACGTCAGGCGAGGCTTTAAGCAAGGCAATTTGATAACTTTTAGTTATCCGATTCGTTACATTATGTAAAGTAAAACTGAGCGTAAATCGCTCCGGTCAGCTTTACATAACTTGCTTCAGCCCTTAGCCCGACTCTAACACGTTAGGGGCTGCAAGATGAGTTGGAAAATGGATATACAGGTTGCGGTATATATGGCGATTCTCGCCTTTATCACCGCTGCATGGGGTTATCAAAAAGGCTACAAAGAAGGCCGCGCGTTTCAGCGCAAGATAACTCATAAGTACCGCGAAAAGGCGGTGAATTATGGGTCTAAGTAAATCTGCTCCCGGACAATTCTGCGATCACTGCAAAATGGAATTCGGTAGCTATAACAGCGAGTACGGCACATGGACATTTAGACCACGTCGCAAAGGCGAAGGCCCAGTAGACCCACAGGCATACTTGACAATTACGAGTGAAATGTCTAAATCAAATGGCGCAGTGCGTCACTACTGCCGCTATCACTTACAGGAAGCAAGCCGTTGGTCTAACAGCGACGGCGAATCAATTTGGCCTATCGAGCAACAGTTGGCATATGCCAAGCAACAAGAAATGGCGGCGGCAAATGTTTGACCTCGAATCTTATGAAGATGTTAATTCGCGGATTAAGAGATTTCGTGAGACTCACCTATCCGGGCGAATTGAAACTCATATAGTCGACATCAATATCGAAAAGGGATACGTACTCATTGAGGCGATGGTTTACCGGGAGCATGAGGATTTAGTACCCGCAGCTGTCGACTATGCCTATGAGATGCGTAGTGATCGTGGAGTCAACAGAGATTTTTGGGTTGAGAACGCGGTCACGTCTGCCGTGGGTCGAGCCATAGGTTTGCTTATGCCGTCGGAGAAGCGACCAACTAAGCAAGACATGGAGAAGGTTGAGCGGTTATCGCACGTGCCTGCTCAACCTGATCCGTGGGCACACTTCACAGTCACTACCGAAGCTGCGGAGCCTGTAGGCAACGTATTGCAGCTTGTATCGGAGCAACTCGGTGCCGAGATTGTGGAGACCACTCCCCTATGCGCTCATGGTCGCATGATTCATAAGTCAGGTACATCGTCCAAAACAGGTAAGGCTTACGAAGGCTACGTCTGCCCTAGCAAGGTTAAAGCAGACCAATGTCAGGCAGTGTGGCTCTAAATGGGTGAACTACAACTAATCAGAGATGGCGTAGCCACCACTATTCACGACGACGGCTCACGCAGCTCGAGTCCTGTAAAAAGATGCGATGAGTGCCTGGACTATCAACCGACTTTAGGTGGTACNAGTACGTACAACGCAGGAGATGAAATTCTATGGATCTGCGCATCGTGCAGAACACCCAAATAATTCTTGATTACGCGCAAGAATGTGATGCGGCGGGTGTGGCTTTAGCTCGAATTTTAGAGATTAAAGCTACTCCCCTGCATGACCAACGCTGGAATCAATCGGTGAACTTTCACGAAATGATTGCAGAGTGCGCCGAATCAGTAGGCGCTGAGATAGCCGTAGCGCAGTATTTCGGGATTAAAGGCTTTAAGCCGACCATTAACACCTTTAAGAACGAAGCCGATGTGATGGCTCGCCTTGAGGTCAAATGGACTAAGTACGACGCAGGCCACCTCATCATTAACGCCACAGATAGACCAGATGACGTAGCGATGTTGGTGACGGGTAAATCACCGGTATATCAGCTTGTTGGATGGATCCCTATCAAGATGGCTCGTAATGAGCTATTTAAGCATGAATCTCAAGATAACTACTGGGTACCTCAGGGCAAGCTCTACGCGCCTGAAATCTTAAGGAGTCGGGTCAATGGACATTCTCAAGGCTGATTGCCGAATTTGCAAAAAAAAGACCAACCATAAAAAGATGGACGAATTTGAGAATCTGCCGGCCTACGTGGTTGCTCTCATGTGTCAGGGCTGCGGCGTCATGGGTATCGTCTTATTGGAAGATGCAAAGGAAGTCGATTGTGAATAGCTTCGACACGCCCAACGCCATGCGTAATACCATCAAATCCTTGACAGCCGCGGTACGCTTCGTAGCCTCGGAGCGAGCCGCGATGCGGAATAGCGAGAGCCGAGTCACGGAGCTAATGCTCGAGCTATGTTTAGTAATAGCAGCATTACTACTACCATTATCTACGGCATCAGCAGGTACGTTGGGTGAGCAAAAAGAATTATATAAAGTCTATGCTCATACNCANTTACTNAATGATAANCAGTATCAATGCTTNGACAGANTATGGNATCGTGAGTCACGATGGGATCCAACAGCGCGTAACAGTAAGTCAACTGCCTATGGGATACCTCAGATACTAGGTATGAAAGAGACCAACCCTTTTAAGCAAATAGACATGGGGTTGAAGTACATACATACACGTTGGCACACACCATGTAATGCATATACACATCATATGAAGGTAGGTACCTACTGATGTCAACTACTAAAGATAATCCAAGATCGTCAGGTGAATGGAAGAAGATACGACTACGCATACTCAGTCGAGATCAATACACTTGTTA